CATCTTGTGGGGCTTATCAAGAGCAGACACAATATCTGCACCGTAGCCATGGGTGAACGCATACTCGTCAGCTTTGCGTTCCTGCCAGGTTGCCAACCTTTCATTGACAGGGATGTCACTAAGCTTGCGATGCTGTTCTGTGTAAGTGGTAGTGAAGCGAGCGCTCTGCTGACCACCAGATACGATGTCATATGCTGCAAAGTATATGCTCGTCTTGACACCAATGACGATCTCGATAAGACCAGTAAGAACCTTAACGACACGACCGTACGTTATAGAGTTGTCGCTCTTGCGAGCAGTCTCGACATCGTCGCCTACCTTCTTAGCTACCTCGCGAAGTTTCTCGGCAGTAACCTTGTCGATTTTGGCGACTTCGTCAGCAACCGAGTTAGCGAGTTTGAGTACTTCCTCAGGTTTGTCCTTGTTAGCATTGCTGAACGCAGCTTCAAGATACCTGAAGGTAGACACGCGAGCATAACAGTCAGCAGCATGTTCAATGAGTGTCAGGTTGTGACCGATCTCGTGGAGGATAATAGCAGTGATCTCACTTGCAGTGAGGTTGCTGATACCAGATCCCTTGGGGAGCTGATCCTCTATCGCAAAAGCAGTAGTTATATCAAAACCCATCTCCGCATTAACCCATTTCTGGAGTTCGTTGCGAACAGTGGTCTTGATGGATCCGCTTTCCTTATCGTAGCTGTTAGCTATCTTCAGAAGGTCCTCTGCTGTGAAAGGTCCTTTATCTTTGAACATCAGCTTGGACAGGAACGAGCTCTTGAAGAGGTGCTCGGCGTTGAGGACGCTCTCGATCTGGATGGTTCCTCCGTAATTACCTTGTTTCTTGTCGATGTACATCATCGTACAGAAACTTCCAGTCGAGAATATGTCGAGAGGGTGAACGGTCTCGATATGGAGACCAACATACTTCCAAACGATCTCCTTGAACTTCGGGACAGTGTTCTTCTCGAAGTACTTTCTGAGGGCAATGATCTTGTTACGATATGTAACGTCCGTTAAGGTGGAGTCGCGATAATCGATAACCTCTTGCCACAGGGCATCAAGCGCAGTGCCTAACCTACTTTTTAGGAGAGCCTGCATAGCTTCTAGATTGATGTCGAACATAGGGCATTAACTCCTTAAAATGCCTAGGAAATTGAGGGCTATATTATTGATTTTTGACAAAAAAGAATGAAGGTAGAGAGCGGGACTTTGGATCCCGCTCTCTACCGTTGTTGGTCGTTAGGAACTGATACAACAAATCACTTGCCGTGACCTCCCAGCCACTCAAGTAATATTGCGACGATAGTCATGTACCTTGTTCCTTTCTTTGCTTTCGCATGATAGGAATATATTCCTAAGATCTTACGAATCACGCCTTCTTGATTGCCACGATCTCATCGTAGAGACTCTTGACGAATGCCAGGATACTGTCGGACCGACGAACAAGGATAGCCACCGCGTAGCCTATGACTTTCGTCATCGCTATCTTGGTAGCTGCTTCTGTCTGCAGCGCGTTGACCTTGTCGCTGCCAGCGCCAGTCAGTGCAGCTTCCTCAGCCCTCTTCTTGAGGTCTGCTGCTGCAGAGTCAAGACGCTTGCTCGTGTCCTTGAGTCCCTCGATGCCCTTGAGTACTGCCAGGAACTGTGTCACAGTATCGTTGATACCAGTGAACGTCCATCCAGCAGCCTGGTAGGTCGTGTTGCGTGCAACTTCAGGGTCAGGGATGTTATCATACATCCTTCCGTCAGCACCACGCATCATAGCACCCTCGTTACCGTGCTCGTCAAGCAGTGTTTCCACATACTTGACGTCGGTAAGCTTAGACGCGTTCTCGATGAGAGTGATGAGCGCGTTGCTCATCTGGATCATCTTGTCCACGTAAGCCTTGGTGATGACATCGCAGTTGGCGTTCTCGAACTTGTTCTTGAGAGGCATGTCGACCGACAGTGTGATGAGTCTCCTCTGCAGATCGAGCATGTCCTTACAAGCCCTGAACTCCTTATCGAAGCAGAACTTGAAGATCTCACGAAGCTTGGCGATGATCCAGTTGATAGCTTTCATGAGAGCATCGATAGCGTTCTTGAGGAGAACTCCTGCCGATACAACCAGTCCGATAGCAGACGCTTCTTGCGAAACGATCTGGATATCAGCATAGTTGCCGATGAAATCGACTACTTCCACGGGAAGTTTGTCTTCAGGCTTGTAAGTACTGAGACGGTCGATCATCTCCTGACACCTTACGACCTCATCAACCTTGAGTTCGAGCTCACACAACAGGTTGGTGACAACCATGTCGTGATAGGAAGACTGAATAGTTTGTTTAGCCATTGTTTCTGTCCTCCTTTATTAACAACAGCAGCAAGGTGCTGGTGCTGGTTCTTCTGCACAACACTCTCCGTCGTACGATCCGCATCTGTATCCTTTACCAGCCAGCTTCTTACGGATCTCTTCGGCGTATCTATACTTCCGCTTCCAAGCAGTGTACTCAGTTTGGAGATAGATGCCTACCTGAGGAACGACTGGTTCCTTGGTATCGGTGTAGATGTAGTTGTAACGGATGTTATAGCTGTCGCTCACAGTGGAGAAGTCCAGACAGATCGCTGCCTCAGGAGTAAGGTTCCTGAGTTTGTCACAGACGTTAGCTGTACGATCCCAACGAGCTTCGCGAGAACCGAACTTGCTGAGTCTCCACATATCTTCACGTCCTACGACGCGAGGAGACTGTGCTTCAGTAACCTCATCAGTCACCTTGGAGGCACGAGCGTAAGCATCGCGGAACGAGACGACTGCCCCGAACGGAAGTTCAGAGAACATCATCAAGAATATCTCGTAGATGTTGATGAGGACTTCCTTCTCGATGTCGTTGGGGATGAACAACCTCGTGGTTGAGTTCCAACGGTGACGAGATTCGAGCAACCTGAGGGAGTTGATAACTCTCTCGTGAACTCGATCGAGTGTGAACTTCCTGTCGACTGTGTCAAATTTACCATTCTCGTTCAACCTGACCGTTTTGGAACACGCCAAGCAAGCTTCATGAAGATCATGGACTGCATTGCGTGCATCAAACAGAGAGAAGTTTTCCGAGATGTTGATGCTCTTCAGTACGTCAAGAACTGACTTTGGATACAACCTGTACGATCCGCATTCGCTGTCCCTAGTCGGGAGACGACCATCGTTGTACGTATAGTCGGCTATGCGGCGGATGTGAGACATCTGCGTCCAGAACATCCGGATCAGATAATCCCTAGCCATGGTGATCAGACCAGACGGAATGTTGGATTCCACACATTCCTTCTTGGTCAGTTCATCTAGGAGATACCTGACGCCAGATGACCGGCCGCTGGCTGTCTGTTGACAGTACATGTACAGGAGGTCCATCGGAACGCGATCGCTCACCTTCCTCAGGAGTCCAAGAGTAGCGAGTGCTCTCGGGACTTCAATGTCAGCGTCAGTAGGATTTTCAAATTCAACTTCTGACATGATTGATTGACCTCCTGTTAATCTTCGTTCTCGTACTTGTCGATATCCTGATTGAGACGATCGATCTGCTTCTGGTAGTTCTCGATGATCTTAACAAGCCTCTTGTATTCGGCAGAATCCTTCTCAACTCCATCCAGTTCAAGCTGGAGAAGACGTGCACGTGCCTGGAGTTGGTCACGGAGAGCGATCCTGCGACGGTTCTTGCGATCCTTACGATCCACGAACCAGTCACCGATCCAGCGGAACACCTTGAATCCACGAGCACCTGCTGCGATGTCGGACTCCGTCACATCGGAGTTGATCTTGGTGAATTGAACCGTCGGCTTGTTCTCGCTGTTGACGACCGTGTTGTCCGATCCACTGTTGCGATACTTAAGGATCGCTGCAGTGAATGTCTTGCTGAGCTTGTTGTTCAGCACACGGTTCATGAGCTCACATGCCTGATCCATGTAACCGTTGAGACGGTTGAACACATACTTCTCCGGCTTGCCGAGAGCAGCAGTGCGATCCGACATGAAGACCTCTATGAACGCAGTCACGAAATCAGCGAACACCTTCGCGTTCTCGATCATGCCGAAGATAGCGACCTGACTGATCTTCGTATTGTAGATCGTGATGTTCTTGTCAACGAAGAGTTTGTCGAGATTGCCCGAGATGTCCTCAAGGATGATGATAAGAGCATTGGTCGTGTCGCTCATAGCACCGAGGAACCTCTGATCGTTGGTGATCTTAGCAGATCCGGTCAGAGACGAAGCGATCTTGTTGTACGCTGCGATAGAAGGCAACTGCGTGTTGTTCTTGCTGTCAACCAACCACTTCTGGAGTTTGACAGCGCTGTCCTCGATGGCAGTGAAGAACTGAGCGACATTGTAAAGCGCTCCAAGATCCTCGTCAAGTATGTCGATAAGTTTGTCCTTGGAGATGACGGTGCCTGAAGCTGTCTTAGCAGTCCAGGCAACAACGCGTCCAAGATTGTCTAAAGCCTTGCTCATTGCGCATTCCTTTCTTAGAATTTCGGCATGCCACCAGCAGACATGACTGCGAGCAGTTCCTTCATGCCGATAGCGTCACCACCGTTCTTGGAAGTAGCCTCGATCATCTTGGAAGTGTACTCACCGCGGGCATCGATGCCGTTCATGTAGAGATCGACGGTACCGTAGTTGGTATCGACAACCGCCAGCATGATAGCGAACATATCTTCCATGAGCGTCTGACGCTGAGAGAAGCTCTTCAGGTTGACGCCGATATCACGGCACACCGTGTCGATCGTGCGCTTCGTGCAAACCACGATGGAGTTGCACAGATTGCGCTGACGAGCCTGAGCATCCTTCGTCTTGTAGTTGGCGAGTTTCTGCTTGAGCATCTTGGCACGGTGATCCTCGATCTCACGGAGGATACCATCCTTGTCAGCCTTGAGCGCTTTCTTACGCTTGGCGACACGATCAGCCTCGAATACGAGATCCTTCCAGAACGAGATCTCTCCAGCCTTCCACATCGCCCAGCGAAGGGAGAGCGTAGGAGAGACGTGAGACTCGAGGAACTTAGCCATGACAGGCTGCGGACAAACTGTCGGGATGAGCTGCACATAGAAGTACAGCGGAACGAACTGGTTGTTGCCAGCAGGAACGCGCATCTCGAGAAGGTGACCAGTGAAGAGACGCTGGGAATCAGCTTTCAACTCTGCTTCCTTGGGAAGAGCGGTCGAATTGGTTTCACCATTCTTCGGGTTCTTCTCATTGTTGTCGTCCTTCTTCTCAGGATTTCCCTTGTTATCCTCAGTCGAGATAACCTCATCACCGAAGTTCTTCATCAGGTCCAAGAACTTGGAATAGTTCTCGGTTGCGATAGCCGCAGTCATCTGACGAATAGTGCGACCATCAGCGCACAAGTTGTTAAGACCAACTGCGCACATGACGAAGCCCGAGTAGATGCTGTTGAGAAGCTTGAGAAGTTTCGGAGTTACATCTTCCGTAGCGAGCTGGTCCTCAACATAAACGCGACTCGTGATGAGAGTGCGTTTCGCATACTGGGAAAGCGACGTTACTCCCTTGTCCTTGAGGTTCTCAATCTCGTTCATGAGCTCGGACACTGTACCGATAGCTTGCTTGGTTACTTTGCCAGCTGCTGCTACCGTCTGAGCCGTCGCTGCGGCGGTGGTAATTACTGCTGCTGCACTCATAATTTTCCTTTCTAAATACCTGGTTTATTCGACCAAAATCGAATTTGACCATAGTATAGTTTTCTCCGTTATATTAAGGGGTTTTACCAAAAACGACGGTAGAAAGGAGCGTGATTTTGACATGGCAAATGATCTCTCTACGAAGTTCGAACAGTCTGGTATAGCTGCAGGTCGTGCGTTGGCTGTGGAGGATCCCAAGAACTGGCAAAAATCACCTCCAGTTGCACCGTCACCATCTGAGTTCAGAGGCGAATGTCTAGCCGACAGTTTGAACTACGCTGCACAGAAGATCGTCACTGGAAAGATAGCTGCTATCGGAGGTCGTTCACAAGCTCAAGATGGATTCGTTGTTAGAGCTCTTCCTCGTCATGAAGGCAAGACGTTCTTCGACCAAGTTGTCGAGATGGCATACGAGACTTCTGGTGCGGGTGGAGTCGAGACTCAGCTTGCTCAAGTGTTCGCAAGACATGACAGATTCAACAGGTCTCTTCTTCCCAAGAACACAGTTCTCTCAGGTTATACTTTCTTCACGAGACCTCGACTCAATCTGCAGGACTACAACATCTGTGCAGATCGCAAGTTCGCTGCACTGATGTCAAGGAACACTTTGTCTGTTCCGTTCGCTATCAGGTGTCTGCTTGACACGAGATACGCAAGTGAAAGCACACTTGCTGGTCAATGTCCGCTGTTCGACAAGAACAATCCGTTCAATACTCCTCTGTGTAACGCGGTCAAGGATATCAGTGGATTCATCGATCCTACTCTCGTGACAGAGACTACTGATGGCGGATTCTTCTCTGAAGATCAGACATGTATCATCGGTGGAGACCGCATGTCAAGAACGTACGACATTCAGTGTAGGTTCAGGGATTTCCCTGGAAGTCCCATCCTTGCGATGATTGACTACTGGTCGCAGTTCATGGCTAACATCATGGACGGAAGCATGATGCAGTATTCTGATGCAATAGATTTCAATCGTATGGATTATACGGTTTCGATATATAGGTTCCTGATGGACAGGACGAATCGTTACATTGTCCGTTGGGCCAAGTGCACAGGATGCTACCCTGTTTCTCCGCCTAGTGGTGTTGCGTTCAACATGAACGAAGGCGAACCTATCGTAGCCGCGGCTTCTGACATCAATGTTCCGTTCAAGGCTAACAGGATCGAGTACGATGACCCTGTGATCCTCAAAGAGTTCAACATGCTCGTTCGCAGGTACAACCCGAACGATGCTGGTGACGGCGGAACCACATTGAACAATGGTGGCATAACTGCATTCGCTCACAATGTTGCTCAGAACAACTTCGCGGGCATACCTTACATCCGTCTCTCTCCGTATCAAGGTAAGTATGAACTTGTGTGGGTCAGACGCAAAGGCAAGGCAGGTGAGTCCATCGTTGGAAATGGAGGCAAGGGAAGTCTTGCAAGTATCGGTCCAGATTTCATTTGACATCAACTTGCCCTATCAGGCAGAACGGGGCGCGGGTTCAACGCGCTCCGTTCTACCATAACACCTTTTTATGAAAGTACAATTAACAAGGAGTTACAATGAGTAACGAAAGTTCAGATTGGACTCTGAAAGGATTAGACAATCCGTTCGTCATACAGCACGCGCTGTTGACCAGATTCCGCGAAGCTACTGGCGGAGTTATCGTCGACAATAACAATCCAGCGTGTGTGCTTATGGAGGGTTTCGCTGACGTTGCTGGTAATCAGCTCCGCATGATGGACGATAATGTTCGTCCTGCTATCTATCCAGCCAGAGCAGAAACTGTCTCCGACTTGCTTAGACATGTGTCTGATTACGATTACGTCGACATCTTCAGTTCTCCGTGTCAGTCAAAGATTGTGCTTGTGGTTGAGAAGAACTACATCATGACGCATTCGGTTGCTGTACCTGGCAAGAACTACAGCAAGGTGGAGATCCCGAGATCTACGATCATCAAACTCGGTGAGCACACATTCGGTCTCTACTACCCGATCGAGATCCGTACCAACTACAAGTCTGGCAGATTCTCGGTGTTGTACAATGATGTAGATGTCAACGGTAACAAGCAGGTTAACCCCCTGCGTCGTCTTGAGACCAACGTTCTCGATTTCGAGTTCCGTGAATTCAATGGTCACAAGCTTGCCTACATCCACATCCCAGTCTACCAGTTCGAGGTTACGAGTCATGATGCGGTTCTGATGACTGCGTCTGGTTATAAGACCAAGATCCCTTACAAGAACAAGTTCTACGCACTTCGTTGCTACGCTGAGGTTCTTCAGAATTTCGGGCACGATGCAACTGAAGAGGATGTGTTCAAGCGTGAGGAACTCAACTTGGTCGTGTCTGGTCAGACTTATGATCCGACATCTCCGACAGTCGTCTTCACTCCTGACTCCGAGAACAATGAGCTTCTGCTCGAGATCCCTTACATCTATTTCTCGGAAGGTCGTATCCGTGGTACGCTTCATGTGGATGTGTACACGACTGAGGGTGCATTGGATTACCAGGTTCCCTACGGCTCCAGTGAAACCTGCAGCATCGACATGCTTTCCAACATCTCGGACGATGAGGAAGAGCTTTTCCACGCAACGACTTACGCTGATCCGTTCAGGCAGATGCCTGCACTCAACGCGTTCCCCGTAACTTCACACATCGTTGGCGGAACCAACGGTTTGTCGTATGAAGAACTCCGTAAACGCGTGATCCATGGCGTCAACTCGACTCTTCTCCAGACTCCTGGAGATATCGATGCGTATTTTGCAACCAAGGGTTACACTGCTACTCTTTACAGAGACGGTATAACTGATCGTGTGTTCGTCGTGCATGCAACTCTGCGTGATACCGAAGGAGTAGTTGTCGGTGCCGATACCATCAGCACTCTCATCGACTTCTCCAAGATCGACGACTATGGCACGATCGTCAAGTCGGATGCTGCTAATGTGTACACTGTTCTTCCTTCCACTCTTTACAGGTTCGATGCGGATAAGAACATCTGCGTTCCGTTGACAGATGTAGAGAGAGCAGTTATCGAGAACATGACACCTGCAGAGAAGGTTGAGGAGTTCAACAATCATACTTACATGATGTCTCCTTTCCACCTGCAGATTAATGCATCTAACAAGTATCCGTCGACCATAACCTACGACATGCTCCAGGTCAAACGTCTGGCTCGAAGGTTCATCGCTGCTCGCGATAACCAGTACGGGCTCGCTCTCAACGGTGTCAATCTCGACGTGAGTAGGAGATCTGGTGATGTGTCAGACAGGTATCGCATGACGCTCAGAGTTGCTCGCGTTGGATTCGGTAGCGAAGTTCCTGTTATGGAAACTGACCCGAAGTCGCAGGGCGAGAAGAAGATCCGTGTTCTCATCGGACTTAAGAACGATGATGGTGAGTATCGTTGGACAGAGGCTCTGCATATCGGCAACGAGGCAGGTGACACTGACAACAGCGACAACGAGATCTTCGAGTGCTACTTCACTCCGAACTATGTGTTCCATCAGGCAAACAATGATCACACTGTGCAAATGGCGTTCTGGGACAACACGAACTATTCTGATTTCTTCCTGAGATCGGAATGCAGGATCATCCTGTTGCTCAGGAACAGCATCTCGTTCACCAACGACGAGACGGGTGAGATCATCACCTTCGATGGTGATCAGCATCTGGAGACTCCGTTCAACTCCGGAAGCATCGTGCTTCCTACGAGTAAGTCTACACCGATAACCTCGGCTGCAGGTATGAACGGTTACGTTGCCATGTCGGAACATGCGTGCACTATCCAGTTCGGTTCCCCTGTGGACGAACTCGATCAGCGCATCAACCTCACATACAGTGAAGCTGTGTACAAGACGCACAAGACTACCAAGTTCCGCGTTCTTGAGGATGATGTGTACGCTAAGGACAGCAGTGGTAATCTCAAAGTCAATGTCGAATACATCCCGACTGAGGATACCCAGTTCCAGGCTGGCAAGGTTTACTTCCAGAAGAATGAGGAAGGTCAGTTCGTTCCTTATCCTCTCACAGTTGGTGATATTACTGGTGTGGAGCTGTACGAACGTAAGATGACCATCGAGACGACTGCCAAGAAGGGAACTCTCAAGTGTGCGTCGGTCAAAGCAAGAGAACTTGTCTATCCGACGGCTGAGACTGCCAGCAACTACTACGGTTGCAAAGCGATCGATCCTAACAGTGGAGATGAGTTCGTTGTGGATGAGTCCAACATCCAGACTTACATCAACGAACGTAGAAGTCTCACAGTTGTTGATGCTCCGCTCGTTCCTAAGTTCTCCATCGTCTCTGCTACCAAAGATGTCGATGGTATCTACGAGTTGACAGATGCAACCGTTGTAAGGTCTGGCATATCCAGCATGACTGACTGGTGGCGTAAGACTGGTAGGAATGTCAGCGACACAAAGATCGTCACAGTTAATGCGTTGAAGTATATTCTCGACAACGAGATATACTCGACGTACACGACTGATGGTAATGGTGACACTGATCCGATCAACACTCTGTACAAGAGTGGTACGGTATACGAGCCAGGAACCTTCCTCGTCGTCAGTGGAGACAACTCTTCTCCCACATCGGTGCAGATTGGATTGATAGGAGAAGCTCCTACGATCAACTCCTACACGAGGCTGTACTACAAGCTTCGCAACAGAACGAGTGCAGAATCGTCTCTGAGTGAGAGTATCGTCTGGATGTGCATCGCTGAAGCGAAGACACTTGTTGACATGAAGCATGTGATCGATGCAGATGCTGCTCCTGCCGAGGGTATCATCCCGAAGTACTATGGATTCGCTTATGTGCTGATGACAGCAAATGTCCCGCAGTACATCGCCTTCCTTACGGAGAACAGCATCAAAACAACTGCCATCAAGTACGTCACCACAGAGGACACTATAGCGGTGGCTTCTAAGCAGTACTTCATTCAGGAGGACGAAGTCAACTATCGTGCTGCTGGAGAGGGCGACTTCGAAGATGATGGTTCGTTCAAGTCTGGTCAAACCTACTTCGAACGCGAAGCTGTGGTCAGCACTTACACAGTTCCTGATTTCTCAAGCATCGATACTGAGTCTTGGGAATCCCATGTAGACTACGAGCTGTCCGCAGATGCCAACGCACTTGAGGGACGTAAGTATGCCTATCAGGATAAGGCAGCTGCCGAACAGGGATCTATCAAGTATGTCGAATTCGACGTCGAGCCAGGAACTTCGTTCGATGAAGTGTTCAACAATACCGAAATCGGACAACTCGCTTACGATCACAAGGTCTATCAGGTCATAACAGTCGCTGAAGCTATAGCTGGCGGTAAGAACTATGGTTGGGAAACCAAGGGTAACCGTTGGCCGTGGGATCTCAGCAACTGGAAGGTCATCGATGAATCCAAGCGTCTTAAAGACGATGAGATCTTCGAGATGGATCCAATGTTCGATCGAGTCAAGAGGTACACTGAGTTCTCTAATCAGCAAGTCATCCTTGACGAGAACGGCAAACCTCTCAACGACTTCGAGAAACCCAGGTACATCCAGTACCTTGTCGACATGCTGCAGCTAGACGCTAAGCTTGCACAGATCACGATGACTCGTGGTGACATTAACATCGGATCCAACTTCGGTGATGATGGAAGCACTGTGAACAAGTATCCGTCTACTGTAGTAACGACATTGAGGACTCACTTCGACAATGTTGGTAACGCGAGAGACTCGATGTTCACCAACACTAGGTTGTTCTTCGAACCTGTTAAGTCTCTGGGATATGCTGATTTCAATGTTGGCAACGGTAACATTAGGTCCATGCCCCTCGACATTGAGATCAAGTTCAGATTGCATGTCACCAAGGATGTGTACGAAGACGATATTCTGCTGATACAGCTTCGCAAGCGTATCGTGGAGATCGTTGACAATCACATCGACAGTGGTGGCTATGTGAACTGTGCAGAGATCGGCAACACGATCATGCAGGAGATGGGCGGATCCATCAAGTATGTGGATATCCTCGGCATCAATGGTGACAAGGATCTGCAGACTATGAAGGCTGTCTCTCCAGAGGTTCGTCCTCATCTCAAGACGAAACTGGTGCTTCTTGACGACGGAGTTACCATCGATAGCGATCGTGGTATCGATATTGAAACCGTCATCAACGAATAACAAATACGCTAGTAGAGTGAGGTGGCTTGTGCCACCTCACTCTACCTGCTCTTCTTATTTTTTAGGTTTTGTTGGAATCAGTATTAGGATCCCACTTCTTGTTGATCTCGTAGAATGCATCTTGCTTGAAGTACTGAGTGAGTCTCTTGGCGAACTCCCACTGCCATTCCTCAAGAGTTGATGCTTTGTTGAAGATCTCAAGATCGCAAGGCATATCGTTGATGAACCTTTCGGATGGATGCAAGTCTGCGCCCTTCTTGTCGAACCCTTCACGACGGATCTTGACGACATGTCCACCGATGGACTTGATAGCCTCAGCCTCGTTAGGGAACCGAACATCGGTAACGAAGATGAGATGACGAGTCCCCATGACACCACGAGGGAAACCAATAATAACTTCGTAAGGCTGACTGAGTTGCTCGATCCTTTGGAGTGCGAGCTTGACCCACACATCTTGACAGAGGTTATCGCGGAACATCTCAGTTCCTACTTTCTGCATGAAGGTGCGAGGACTGACACCCCAACGAGGATCCACTGTCTCCTTAAGGGTACGATCAGTCATCTGCTCCATGGTGAATCCGAAGAGTATGCCAATCTCACGGATAGGATCAGCGAACGCGAGTTCGCTGCTACGTACGGTGCAAGTTTCGCTAAAGACTGCGTCCCTGCTAAGAACGCTGGATGTGAGACCAGGGATGATTTTGGTGAAGAACTCAACTGCAGCGTTCTTGCCAGTTCCCATGTTGCCACAAACACCTACCACGATAGGCTTGTCATTACGAACTTCATCGAGTGCCTCACGGATCCTTGTACCGAACCACTTGATCGATGGATTGTCGATCCAACTTGTGTTCAGGAAAGCATTAATGCCCCACGAACGGAACGAACTCTTGTAAGCTTCTAGATCTTTCATGATAACCTCCTTAACATTAACCTTCTCCACAGCCACAATCGTGACCTCTCCAAGTGATAACGACATACCTCTTAGACCAGTACACGATAAATACTGACCACCAGCCAGAATTGTGAGCATTTGGTTTATCGACCTTGATGCCAACGGTAGCGAACTTCTTGTTGCTTTCAGGACAAGATTCACAATTGTGCCACTTGTATGCATGGATGCACAGGTTGGCAAGCCGTTTGGCTATTGGGTTGCTAAAGCCATTAAGAATAGTCATTTCTATCTCCTTATAGTTTAAATTCAAAGCAATATAGCTCACCTGTAAATATTCACTCTTTAATATAGTTATGTGGTATTTGTAGTACCATCGTATGATTCACGTTTCCTGGTGGAAACCAGGGTAGAAAACATTATTCAACACGAAAGGTGTTCTTACCATGGGCATCGATAAAAAGACTGTTGCGGCTACCATGTTGGTATATGCCATTGCTCGTGGCGTTATCGACGAGGTGAAGCCAGATCAGGCACAAGAAGTTTCTAATGCTACGGACGCTGTGGTGTTCGACGAAGCCTTGAAGGCAATTCATAACAAAGGACTGGAGGTCAACAATGGAAAGTGATCTTGTACAATTCAGATCGCTTCTTGTTACCAAGGTTGACTCTGGGTACCAGATTCCTCCGATGGTTATCAAGGACAACAGCGATCTAGGTCAGTCGTTCGCTCGTATCGCCATGTCTGAGAAGACACAGGAAGGCGAGACAGAAGGACAGAAGGCCGGCAGATACCTCGATGAGATCTGCAATACGCTAGGTGAGGAGGCGAATGCCGAAGTCGTCAGCACGCTTGCTGAGACGACCCAGTTGTTCACGACCAAGGTCAAAGCGGCCTGGGACAACATCACGGCTATTCGCGAGAACGCCCGTACGCTGGCTACTGAGATGGAGAAGACCAAGAGTGATTTGGTCGCAGCAAACGAATTTGCTTCAAGTCACATGAACTATCAGAACCTCAAGTCCGACTTCCCCGTGTTCTCATGGGACGGAACTAAGGCGATGGGTTCGATCAAGACGGTTATCGCCAAGGTCAACGGTTATGTGACGACCAACGGAAGTGAACCAAGTGAGGAGATCAACTCCAACCTGTTCACTCTCGTCATCTCCAACATGTCGAAGTACGACCAGGTCGAGCGTATCAACGTTACTGAAGAGTCCAGGCAGGCGGCCATTGATCTGTTCAAGCAGATCTGTCAGAACTCCCCTGCAGGCAACATAGAGAAAGTGGTGGATCTCGTAACTGGTATTGCCCCGACAAACGAAGTTAGCGAGACGTTGTCTAAACTCCAACAGATAAGCTATGCACAGGTGAATCTGGTTAGCGTCGTCAAAGCGTTCGACGAGGCTATCACTTCTCTCTATCCTGTCTTGGAGCTCATCACGAGCGATCAAGTCAATCCTTTCCCGGCAAACACAGATACTGTCAAGGCTAATGCTGCGAAGTTGATCTCTGTGCTTGAAATCGCAGCGTACTATGAGTACATGGTCCGCACCTTCCGTCTTAACACGGCTCTCCTCCTCCAGGGTGGTATCATCAATGGAGATCTTGAGGAGGACTTCAAGAAGGCTGGTGGTACTGTCCAGATGCTCGGAGAGTACGTTCGTTTCATGTATCAGGATGACATGTCGAAGATTCCTTCAACCGGCGTTACGATCAACGGTATCACAGATGGTTCCGCTAACGTGAGCGAACGAGTTGCGAAGGACATCGCGAATGTTGCAAGCAGGGTCACCATGGCACTCAACAATGCCAAGACCAGTGCTTACCGCATCGTCATGCGTAATTACATCGCTAAGCAGGTGCAGCGTGTCGATGAAGGTGCTAGCGCCTCTGATGTCGCTAGTAGAGTAAGTCGTTACATGGATACAGTGGTCGCTCCCATCTGCGATGATATCAGACAGTACAATGTCAACTTCGTAGATGCGACGATGAATGCCATCGTTAAGATCCAGTTCCCTGGCTCGTTCACAGAGCACATGTTTACGGAACTCGGAGCTGCGTATCTGGCAACCACAGAGCAGAATGGCAATGTTACTGCGACGGATGTTCGCTTCGCGGATGTCTCTGTCATCGCCAAGTTGATTTGCACCTTCTTGGTTGACAACGTCGTGGAGTTCATTCCCCAGACTGCTTGATCCATATTCGCTCCAGTTAGTCAACTCCCAAACTTTCTAGAACGAACAATCACAACAAGATGAAGAGAGACGTTCACGCGTCTCTCTTCATCTTCACTTATTTTTTGTTTGATAAAATGATACGATTTGCATCTGATGATATACAAATAGAAAGGATATAACAATGTACACCGACTCCTCTCGCGGAAATGTGTGGTGCATAACACACTGTGATCTTGATGGGCATGCCTCAGGTGCGGTTGTCAAGCAGCATTATCCTGATGCGAACATCATAATCACCAATTACAACAAACCTATCAGGATCGACAAGGTTGGTCATGGTGATATGGTTTTCGTGACCGACTTCAGCTTGAGTCTCGAGATGTTCCAGATGCTGGAGCGTCGTAGATGCAGGATCATTTGGATTGACCACCACGCGTCAGCTATCGAGAACATGCGTAAGTCTGGATGGGACTGTGAAGGTATCCGCAACATGGAATACTCTGGAGCAGCTTTGACATGGATGTACTTCAACCCCGGCAAGACATTCGAGCAAGCTCCGTACTTCATCAAGCTCGTCAACTGGTATGATCTTTGGCAACATGACAAGGATCCTAACATCCGTGCATTCCAGTATGGTGCTGGATTGTGGGATACTCGTCCCAACACTTTTCAGGGCACGAAGTTCTGGAGCGATCTGTTCTCCAATGCCAAAGGAGACAAACTCGTTGAGAACATCATCCGTCATGGTAAGTTAGTGCAGGATTACAGCGTTGCTTACCACACGCTGTTGTGTCATGATCTTGCTTACAGGACGAAAGTCGAATTCGCTGGCCTCGGTACTCGTGAGATCATGGCTATGGCTATCCGTCCAGGTAACAGCTCCGTGTTCGAATGCATGAACCTTGATGGTATCGATGCAACGTGTACTGCTCAGTTCATAACTGGAGATGTTAACCAGTACAGGTGCTCCATGTACAGTCCAGATGGTGTTAAGGAAGTTCTTGATATCGTCAAGGCGTTTGGCGGTGGAGGTCATCCTACTGCAGCTGGATTCACATCCATGCAGTATCCTCTTCACACTCCAGAATATAAGAAACCTGCTGATCTCGAGAAGATAGTTGCTGAGTACGACAAACTGTACAAGATGCGCTGCTCTTCTCCCATCCTTCTTAGGTACGCAAATAGGAACAATGGCATAGGTGCCAAGGTCAGTGCCTACAGATCGAAGATATCTGGATTCCAATGCATTGCGTTCAACCATCAGTATGTTCCTGAATCCGTCAGCATGTTGCCTACCAACATAGACTGCATGGATCCGGATACGGGTGACATTGCCGAACTTTACGTTGGGTATGTCATGACCAATTCTGGTTACTTCAGGTGCTGTGCGTGTCCTACGTCTACTTCTGTTGACATGGTTAAAGTTCTTGAGAAACTTCAAGGTGACAACATGAAGAACCTAACAGAAGACGCATATAACTTCAAACTGATCAATGGTAATGTGTGGTGGTATTCAACGACAGTTCCAGTCGTGCTTCCATCTCCTCACGCTGCCGATGTTGCTCGTTTGATCAAGTAAAGGAGGATCACTTTGTTCGTTAAATTGGAGTTCAGAGATGTAAATGGTTGGCCCATGATGTTCTGTGACAAACCTATCGTCCAGGCTGGCGATAAGATAAGAATACAGAACTATGGGGTTGGTATATCGAATGATTTAGCTAGGGTCTGTGCTAGGCAGAGAGAACTTACCAGGATGGCTAAGGAAGGAAAACAGGTGAGATCTCCAACGAGGTTCACTGACATCTTCATTGAAGCCCTACTTGGCAAGCCTCTGCAAGAATACATCGATGACGAAGTGAACCGCAAGTTAGAACAATTAAAGAAGGAAAACACAAAATGATCATTGTAACTGACAGAGAGGAGCTCATCCTCGATCCAGAGATGTCGCTACTCGACAAGGTGGGCACCATGGCAAAGCTGTGTTACCGCGTCGAATCTGCAAACGATCCCAACGTTAGCGAGAGGATCATCAAGAAATGTATCAAGGAAGGTCATGAATCCGTCCTTGAACATGGTGTCATCTCGCTCTTCCTGAATCCGAAGCCCAACAA